TAACATTCGAAAATGACATCCCTACCCTATGCACATTATCCCTCTCTCGAATGACCCGATGCGTTCGGGCTGGTCTCTTCAGGAATCTCCACTGCCATGTGCTCCCCTCAGTGTTTCGGACTTCCTCAACTTCTTGAATTTCAGTTAAGAGGTTGATAGTCGGTACTTTCTGTTCTTTAAATAGGGGCACATGTTGCCATATCCACCTCAAGACCTGGTCTCGAAACCGTGTAGCCCCATCCAGTTCACCCCAGTTCATATACAAATTTACCTCCTCAGTTTCAGGTGCAGGACAATTTGGAATAAACAACGGTTGTGGATTCGGTGGGTTCAACACAGGCGCAATAGGTGGCGCTACTGGTGGCGGCGCAGGGACAAAATTGACAATACCAGGGACAAAAGGTTGCACAAAGGGACGCTGGACTGGCAGGGCAAGAGGAATTCCGCCCACTTGCTGAATTGGTGGCACATAGGGCGGAGGAACTTCTACTCTTGGAGCTTGATTCCGTCCCGCCTCAAACATTCCAGCGAATTCCCTGAAGGCCCATGTTTGTAAGGCCTCTTCTGGATCCGCCCAGTCTATGCTATGCGCCAATTCTACCTGCTCATCATACCTTTTAACAGCCTCGTCAAAATCCAATCGCTGATTCAACAACACTAAGTCATTTCGCCCCTGAACTACCTGCCGGCACGGTTGACTTTCGTCAACTTCAGGTTCAAACAACCATCGCATCATCGCATCAACTTTCGGATCCCGACCCCCGGCTTGCACGTGGTTTCTAGCCTCTTCCAAAAACCCACCATCATCAGCTTCACCTTCAATTATGAGCGGTGCCTCAACTACCATTTTGTCATCAGCTTCCTCAGCCATGGGGATCTCCTCCTCTCTAGCCTCATCAGCAATTGGAATTTCTTCTTCTGCTTCGGCGATAGGTGGTAGCTCCCAATGCGAAGTTTGTGTTTCGTGACAAACATAATAGCGTCGTCCGTCGGGTGTCTTCATCTCTTCCCACCCCCTCTGGACTCGTGCAACTGGCATCTCATTTCTCTCGGGTTCCACTAATGCTGGCATCTCCACATCTTGGTCATCTTGCGGTTCACTGGGTACGCCTTTCTCAAAGATCTCTCTAGCCCAATCAGCATAATTCTTCATGCTTCCTCGGCTCCTGAGCAATTGGCTGATGTCGTGATAATGGTCAGCAATCTGGCACTCATTTACTAACATCATCTTGCAAATCTCGAATTTGGGCACTCCCTTCTTTGGTGTATCTGGCTTCTTCCTTTTTCC